TATTTTCAAAAGCAATTTGACGAAGTTTATCTGCTTGTTCTGTAGAGTACCCACCACCAGCTTGACCTAGTTTTTCAAACGATGCAATCTCTTCAAGAGTCTTATAGTAATCCTTACCAAGCATGTCTGACTTACCGAGAAGTTTATTCTCAAGATCATGAGCATCGTTGATTTCTTTTTGTTGCTTGATGTAGAATGGTTGAAGTTTAATCAAGTCTTCTACAGCTTGAACATACTGGTCTTCAGTAATCTTATTTTGTGAACGGAGCTTCTGCAGTGTAGCTAGTTCATTATTATAACTACTAGAAAGACCATTTACTTTATTAAGAATATCTGCGTATTGATCCAGCTCTCTTGCGTCTTGTTTACTTGTATCTTTAGGAGTTTTCTCTCCCATAATGATACGCTTCCATCCGGCGATAGCAGCATTGTATTTTTCTTCGTCAATTAGTCCATTTTCACGATCTTTTTGAAGTTGTTTTTCTTTCAGGGCAAAACGTTCTGCTTTGCTATATTGACGTTCAAGAGCTTTTTCATTGTCCTTCAACCAGCCAGCATATTGAGAATTATTTTCTTTGTTTGCTGCAAAGTTCTTCTTCTCTTCAACGCCACGATCCATGATAGACTGAACTAGCTTTTCCTGCTCTGCTCTTGCAGCGGCAGCGTCAGTCTTCATCATATCACCGATGCTTTTTGCTCCCTCAAAATCACCTCGCATCACTGCGCCAATCTGAGCAGCAATACCTCCAATTTCCTTACCTACACCCTTAATGGTGAACCAGACTTCGGAGATAATAACTGCAACAGTTTCCCAAGCCTTACGCATGACACCAATCAACTCATTAGATGTTGTCATGTCATAAATTTCTTGCTTCACTCTACCGATGGCAGACTTAATATCGTCCCACAATTTTTCGATAGGAGATAGATTAGCCTTAGCCTCTGCAGCAGCATTCTCTAGAGATTGGGTATAAGCTAGGGTTGCAGCATTGGCTGCAGCGGACTTGTCCCCTTGTTGTTCTAAAGATAGAACTAAATCAAGTGTTGCTTTATCTACAAGACCTGTCTTCTCAGCAATCTTTACCAGAGACTCTGAAGGTTTATCTTGAAGTTCAGCGTATTGCTTTGCAACTTCGCTTAAAGCTACACCTGTGTACTTCTCAAACTTCAGTGCAGCAGCAATCATTACATCAAGACCTTCTGCACCAATTTTACCGACTTTGGTAAATTCAGTGATAGCATCCATAGCCTTGAGAGTACCTACACCAACAGATTTCATTCCCTCTGCATATGCTACAGCTTGGTCTTTGGACAGAGCCATTGCACCACCAGAAGTAGCAAGAGCAACGGATAGTTCTTTTTCAGCGGAAATAATCTTCTTATACTCAAGAGCCATTGCCACAAGAGCAGCAATGATGCCTACAATTGCGATAGCCGATACTGCCGAAAGGGCAGTCGATAGCTTATTTAGAATACTAATGTATTTAAAGCTCTCTTCTCCATTTGCCACGATAGACCGTTTAGCCAAATCCATTGCAAAAGTCAATCCAGTAACATCAGCAACAGCTTTTGTAGCACCACGACCAATGTCTAGCATTACTCCGGTAGCCAATCCAAGTAAAGAAGAGCCTACTTCTTTGATTGCTGGAATCATAGAGTAGAATGCATCTTTCATCAGCTTACCAAGATTACCTGCTTCAACTCCAGAGAGCCTGAAGAGGTCTACCAATTGCCCAGATTGTTGCATCAGAACAGTCAATGGAGCTTGACCAGAATACAGAGAAACTGCAATGTCGGTAAGCTGTGGGGAGATGGCGCGAGAGAGATTATTCGCTGCTCTCTTTTGCTCTACTGCCTGCACCTGTTCAAGTTGAGCTTTATAAGTAGCAAGTTTCTTAGTCACTAAATCTTGAGCCATTCCTGACTGACGCAGTGCAGCTTCGTACTTAACTAACTTATCTGAACCAGCTTTATCTAAGGCAGCATTTGACACATTTAAAGCTGCAGCCATTTTCTTGTCTTCTGTCGCAAGGTATTGAGTTGCCTTAGCAACATCGTTACGACTCTTGATTAAAGCATCCTCTTTTGCTTTAATATTGTTATACTGATTAGCTAGATTCGCGTACTCTTTGGTTTGTTCACGCAGTTGTTCACGAACAGAGAAAATACTCTGACCATTGGCCTTGGCACTTTCCAATAGACGCAAGTGATCCCTAGCAAGTTCACGAGCTTGCTTTGATGTAAGTTCTAGACCAGCAGCATACAGACGATTAGATGCATTCAACTCTGTAAGATTGTTTCTTAGAGTTACCGCACCAGAATTGGTTTTGTCGAAAGGATTACCACCTGATAGCTTTGCTTGTGTCTGAACATTGTTTACCAGAACTGTCAGTTGATCATTTGTAGCACCAAGTTGCTTTGCATAAGCGATAAGTTGAGACTGACCCTTACTAAGACCAGAAGACATCCCTGCGGTAGTCTCAGTGGTCTTAAACATCAAAGCATCTAGCTTTGACATTGACGAGGTAGACTCATCTACCGCTTTTGTAGTCTTGCGGATCGTCTTTTCTCTAGCTTCATCTGCTTTGTCTGCTGCAATAGTAGATTTGATCTCTTTATCTGCAGCTTCGGCATTGGCCTTACGTGCTTGCGCATGTTCCTTAGCAGCTTGAGCAAGGATCTTATCTGTCTGAGCTTGGGTCTTAGCAGCAGCTTGACTTGCTTTATCAATTTTGGCAAAATCGGTTGCAAGTTTTGCTATTGTCTCCCCTGCTGCTTTCAGTTCATCAGTATTGGCTTTAAAGACCAGTTCACTAAGGTTCATAGTATTTCTTCTTTTTTGATTATATTTACTTGACAACTCTTACAGCTTTTGATATACTCAAGTACCAACTTAACTTAAAGGAGCTTTTATGAAAATTATTTATTCTACAATCACTGCAGCTATTCTGCTAAGTACTTCGGCAATCTTTGCACAAGGGATTGAAGAGACTTGTTCTGAGAGGGCAACAGTTGCTGTTAAGCACAAAAATTACTTCTCTAAAATTCCAGATTCTTTTCAGTTCTCTCTGAACAACCTAGAGAAAGCAAATATTTCTCCAGAGGTTAAGAAACTTATCCGAGAGGATTTGTACTTTATCTATAATCGCAAAGAACTCTCAGATTCAATGATGTACGATCTTGTACTTACACGATGCTTTAAACAAATGAAGTGATTCTTTGTATATCCTCACTCAAAGATATACAAAGAAAGCCTCAATAAAGAGGCTATTCTTATTTCTTGACTTTTGCTTTAGCTTCTTGCTGTGCTTGTTCTTTTTCTTGTTGCTTGGCGAAAGATTCCATTGCTATACGATCAAAAGCTTCAATTAGCTCCAACTCATATAGTTCAGGTTTTAATCCAATCAAGTCAAAGAAAGATTTAATTTCACTATAAGGTATTTCAGAAATACCCATGCCAGCGGGGCGTTTGCGGTTTAATCGGAGAAACCAATGCCAACACTCTTTCATTGACTCTGGTAACTCTATCAAATCTTCTAACTCTTTAGGTTTTCTACCTATCTGCTTGGCTACGTTTTCTAAATGCTCTCGTTGACTTTTTCCATCACTCTGTTTTTCAGAAAGTTCAAACTCTTGTTGAGCAAATTCTAAAGCAGTCTCAATATCACTCAGTGCGAAACTTTTCAGAATCGTTACTTGCCTCCAAAACTTGGTCACGCAACCAAGGTTGGTCAGTAAACAATTGAGTGGCAGCTTCTTTACTGAATGGAATAGAAACTTCCTTACCGTCTACAGTATCTTCAATATTTCGCCAAGAGATTACACTCAGCACTGCACGTTCAATCAAGGTTTCTTCCATGTCTTCGTAGGTCTGAACTTGAGTCTTACCTTTAGCCTTTTGCGCTTGCTCTGCACGAAGTTGTTCGTTGATTTTCTTGCGAGAGAATGCTTGCACGGTCTTGCTTCGTGAACCCCTGACCTTGATAAAGCCACCAAGAGGTTCTTGTGTGTCGGGGTGGAGAATTTCAAACTCATATCCCTCTTCGGCTGACTGAACCAAGTTATTGCGCGATAGATTAAATGCCATAATATTTCCTTTCATTAGGTTAAAACAAAAAGCCCCTGCTCAGTAAAGAACAAGGGCTATAAGAATTAAGTCTTAGTACTCAATTCATAAAGTAATTATACCATGGAAGGTTAGATATTGCAAGTTAATTATAAGCTTGCAGAAACAACAAAACCCCAAAGGATTTCTCCAATGGGGTTCATTATAGCACAAATTACAGAGTACTGTCTTGAATCAAGATTGTGCTGTTGGCAAGACCTGCAGTAGTTACAGAGTTCAGTAGCCCGGTAAAGCTGTGAGATTGAATAATACCAAGTTCGGCATCAGCTTTTTCTGCAGATGAAATTTTTACACGAGGAATTGTGAAGCTCATCACATCTGCTGCCTTATCAGAACTTGTAGTCAAAGCGACCACTAAGCTGATTACAGTCTCGTCATCAAAATAGTCTCGGAAAACCGCATCTTGGAAATAAGTACTGAAGTCCCCTGAAATTCTGATACGTCCTGTGAACATATCAGCAGATACGTTCTGACCGACCACGTTAGCTGCCTCAAGAGCACGTTCAATATTAAGCGAAAGCTGAGTAATCAGACCAACAGGATTTCCATTTACAACCAAGGCCCCAGATACGCTAGAGAAAATCCCTGTAGTACCTGCTGCAGTAGGAGTTGTGAAATATTCACTGGTCCCCTTTAATGCACGATCCTTGCCCATGAAAGTAATATCGGTAGTGCATAGGCCGGATGTTGGCAGAGACAGGGCCACTGTTCCTACTTTGTTACCCGTAAAGGTTTCACACTGAGCAATATCAGAGTAATATTCGCTTACTGTATAGCTGTCATCTGTGTGACCAGAGAGAGGAGCATACGTTACTTTACCGCGCACTGTGGCGGTGACTGTAGCAATAGGGCCTTCGGCCACCATGGGGGTAGAAGAAAGAACTTTAACTGTTAGCACAAGAGCGGTCATCGAGACAACAAGGATGTTATTACTTTGATTAGCTACATTCAGACCAGCACCTGTTAGGGCAAGGACATTACCTACTTGAACGCCATCCGACAACCACGAACCTGTTGAACGTGTGACCGTAAAGAGAAGACCTGAAACAGCCACAGTTACAGACAAACTAGTGATTGCAGTTACGGCAGTGAAATCACGGGCTACAACAGACTGGAAGAAATCAGAATAAGAGCCGGGGGATAGCTCACCATTCAATGTTCCATTCACAGAACGAATGCCGTGCCGAAGGTCTGCGACTTGCATGTCGGTTCGGATTTCGTTAGATTCAATTGCCTCTTTTGACAGATTGAAGTTAGATGTTACACGGCGAAGGTATTTGGCACCTGTTCCCGATGCTGCAACACCCCATTGTCCTGCTGCCTCTTTTTTATAGGAGACTTTTTTCGAAACCCCTCGGGCGATTTGACTCATAATATTTCCTTATTTTAATTTGCAAATTAATCTACGCCAAAAGCGCATATCACTGTTCGTAAACTTCTGCAGTTACAGAAATCAATACAGGAACAATAATCCTGTCTGCAGCAACCGCTGCTGCGCTAACGTGAGGTGTACGAAGAACATGCATTCGTATATTACCTTCAGTCAGCGTTAAACCTTTATCAAACCAGTCTCTTAGCAACTCAGCTCTTTCCTCTGCTGCTGTAGTACCAGATCCCAACTTATCAGCTACGAAGATTTGTACTTCTACATTCTCTCGATAGAAATAAGTACCAAAGGTAGGATCAGTCGGAGGATTGACTACAAACTGCAATCTCTGGTACATTCCATCAGGAGCTACGAAATCAATTCCCTCAAAGGCAGTTGGTAGCTTAGGCGTAAGAGCGTTTAAACGGGTTCTAATAGCTTTTTTTACTTCTTTAATAGCCATACCTACCCTTGATCATAATAACGCTTTAAATCGGCCTTGTAGGCCTTCATAACAGCATCTAGTGTTGGTGCTTTAATACCTAGAGGTGCATGCACTTTACTGTAGCCATTCTCCAGAGCCTCAATATAGTAAGCATTGTTCCCAATATAGAAAGTCTGCCCTAACTTATAAAGACCCATGCTTGTTTTAATAAGATCAAGAGCTTTATCACCAGAACTTGCCGTATAATACTCTTGAAAAACAAATTGACCTGTTTTACTTACTTGCCAAGACCCTCTGGCAAAACCTGCTATAGGTTCTAGTCCAGCATATTGTTCACGAGACTGATAGAGTTCAAGATACTGCTCAACATCTCCTAGTGGAGTATTCTCGATAGCAGTCTTAGAGATTTCATAAGCAAAACCTCTGACCATGTTCTCTAGTTTTCTGGTAGTCTCTTTTAGGTAAGCTTCAAGCTCTTTCATTACTTGTGAAGCATCTACTGAAATCAAGACTTACCCCTTAACACCAAGCAGCTTGTACAGTACTACTTGACCGTGAGCAGTATGACCTTGATAGGAATTAATTCTATATACAATGCCTTGATAAGTAATCTCATCAGAAGGTTTTGGTATAAAAGAGATATCCTCAGCAGCTACATAGAACATCACTACATTTTTACCTACAAGTGTAGGATAATTATATTGATTGGCTTGTACTTGTCTAGGGTACATTTTGAGTGTATAGTTCGTAGGAGTCTCTACAACTGTACCTTCTATTTCATCTACTACTTTTGAGATTGTTGTGTAGACCAGATTAAGCCCGTGACGATCTAATGCTCTTTTTGTTGCAGAGATTGCCCAAGTACTCATCAGAACCTCCAACTTACACTAAAAGGCCCGGAGTAATATAGCGATGTATTTTCAGATGGATTTTGAACAATGTTGTTATCTTCATCTGCATTGTTAGCTTCCATCTCAGATAGAGATACACCTCCAACCCAACCTTTGAGGTTATTAATGAGGGGATTAAGAGAGGGGTCTTTGATGAATAGTTCAAGAGCTTGGCGGTACTCA